GCTTATTCATTGTATATACCTATATAGAGGTAAGCCCCTGTAATAAATTTACAAGGGCTTTCTCTTAATTAGCTAGTAGCAGTAATAGTAAACGGACCGAAGAAATCGGACTGAATAGATAGAGCTACAGTAGCAGTTGAAGCGTCATCACGTGAAGGATTGACAAGAAGTGATTCGATCTTACCAATAAAGTAGATAAGAGCATTAGGAACTGGTGAAGCCAGTGTACCACCAACACCTGCAGTTAAAGCAGTAGTTAGAGCAGGTGCTCTTGCGGGAAGTAGAGCAAACTGGAACACTTTAGCAATACCGTCACCAACTGCATCACCTAGAGTACCTGTAGTAGCGAAAGAAGCGTTGTTCTTTGCCCAAGCAGAAGGAATGTAGTTGATAGTTAGTTCCAGGTCAGGAGCGTCTGACTGAGCACCAATAGACTGAGTCTGTGCTTGGCCATAAACAGGAACCTTGACGATATTAGCAGGAGTACCGAAGCTAGGCATGTCACGAATGTTTTTAATTTCTTCGAAATCTGAAGTAAGTGCAAAGTTAGTTTTTAAGTTAGCTTCGTTAAGGGTACCGGGAACAGCATCACGAGAAACAGCGAGAGCTGAATACTGTGCAGCTGAAATTGAAGTTGGAAAAGCCATAAGTATTACTCCTTAGACAGTAAATGGACCGAAGAAATCGGATTGAATTGAAAGAGCTACTGTGGCAGTTGAAGCATCATCACGTGAAGGATTAATTAGAATTGATTCTAATTTACCAATAAAGTAAATAAGCGCATTAGGAACAGTACCAATACCACCAGAAAGAGCATTTAAGCTTGCTGGCTTAGAAGGTAAAAGAGCGAATTGAAATACTTTAGCGATACCGTCACCTACTGCGTCGCCTAGAGTACCTGTACCTGCGGCTGAAGTTGAAGGGTTACCGAAAGCAGAGTTAGCCTTAGACCAATCAGTTGCTACATAGTTAATAGTTAGTTCTAAATCGGGTGCATCAGATTGAGCACCAATTGATTGTGTTTGAGCTTGACCATAGACAGGGACTTTAACGATGTTTGCTGGTGTACCAAAGCTAGGCATGTCACGAATGTTTTTAATTTCAACATAGTCGCCACGAGACCCAGAAGTAGTTGAGCCAGAAAAGTTAGCTTTAAGGTTAGCTTCAGTTAAAGACGCTGGCACGGCAACTCGAGAAACAGTCAGCGCAGAATACTGTGCCGCTGAAATTGAAGTTGGGAAAGCCATTAGTTATTCTCCGTAGTATGAAAAAGGAACAGAGTAGTCCGCCCTTGAAAGAGTTGAATCATCTGGGTCTGGACCCATAAATTGTAAAGAGCTTACGCTAGTTTGAATATTGTATGTTAGTAATTTATTTTGAAAAGTTGAGTCTAAAGCGCTTGAAATTACAGAAGGCTCTTTTTGACCAGAACCAGCCGTGTAATAGATACTTACTACAACGAGACCTGTAACTAATTTGTTATCTCTATAGGCAAATTGATTTGCTTTTCCAGTTACTACATTAATCTTTAAAAAAGGAACAGATGAAATCTTTCCTCTATAATCAGCGGGATAAACGGGCAAATTTGCTAGTAAGTTATTTTGCGGTAAAGAATAAAAAGTGTTAATGATATCTTCAAACATTAAACACTCCTTACTTTTAACTGCGTAATTCCAGGGAAAGTTTCTAGTGTTTCAAAACGATAAGTAGAACCATTAAAAGTAATAGTCGAATAACGAGATCCATCTAGGTCTTTTGTTCTAATAATTAACTCTTTTTCAATATTTAAATCACTATTTAATACAGAACTTATTTCAATAAACTCTACTGAATAAGGTTGTTCGTCAGAAATAATTGTTCCTGTACTAAAATTAAAACCTGTTGCTGTTTCTTCTGAGAGAATACCTATTTGTACTAGATCGCCAGCAGCTTCAAAAGCTTGATCAACTGCGGCTTCTACTGTTTGTAAAAGGCTCATTAATTAGCCCTCCACCAACTCCCTGGAGCAGCATAACCTTGACTAAAAGTTAATGGAGCAATAAGCTTATTAACTTCAGTAGGTACTAGAGGTACTTGAGGAGAAGAGCTACGACCAGCATCGCTATTAGACAAACTAATAGGTCCAATAGAAATAGAGTCATAGGTTACATCGTAGCCTTTAGTTGCTGTAGGGTATTTAACAAGATGCAGAGCTAAATAAGCTACTGCTTTTTGTAGTCTAATAGGAATATCCCCTTGCTCACAAGGAACATAAAGTGAAAGAACAGGGTCAAAAAAGCTTAGCTTAGCTCTTGGCCAAGCCAGAGACTGAGACGACGTTACCGCCGTCCCAATCCATTCATTTTGGTCCAGAATTCGAGTTGCATCAACTAGCGCCTGTTCTTGTTGATCAGAGCTTGCTGCTTCCCAAAAAGGGTTATCTGCAAGATAGTCGTCAGCAGACTCTAGATAAGAATTTTCAAATAGTATTAGCGCCATGATGCCTCCTCAAGTTAAGGTGCTACTGCTACACAACGACGAGCGTAACGACGAAGAAGAGTCATAAGATGATCATCATTAGCTTCAAGTTTAAACTTAGTGATGAAAGCTTCTACGTCTACTGATACGCCAGTAGCGGTTGTTACATAAACTGGTTTTTCAGCCATTATACACCACCTATTAAGCGTGTAGAATTGGGAGAATACCTAGATTTAGTGGATCCATAGTACGGGTCCAAGAAGCGGCAGCCCCAAGAGTTGAATTGGTAGCAAAGTTGTTGGTAGCACCAACCCAATCGTAACCCATTGGATGAGCGACGAAGCCATAGCGATACCAGATGTTGGTTGAACCACCACCAGCATAGCTAGCAGGATTACGATCAACTTCAGTAGCGACTGGCATTGGGATTTCACGGAAAGCAACTGAACCAGGCTTGACAAGGAAAGTTGTCTTGGTTGACTGGTCATTAACGTTAGCTGAAGCAGCAAGGTTACCCTGAGCAGCACGAGTTAGGATTAGACGGAACTTACCACCGAAGATGGTTTGGAAGTCTAGGTTACCATCACGGACGCGATCTTGGTCAATTAGGTTAGCTGCACGGAGGTCAGCAAGAACTTCAGGTGAAGTTACCATGTAGACGAAGTCGGGTTCGTAGTCTTTGTAGAACATACCCATAGCGCGGAATAGACGCTCACCACGAGCAGCACCGATTTCTGAAGCATCAACTAGCTTGCGAGCATCGCCAGCGCCAGTAGCAGCAGCACCAAAAGCACCGTTAGCATTGACGTCAACGAAAGCACCGATTGAACCTGAAGGAGTGGTGTCGAAGCTTACGATACCAGCGCCTAGAGCAACTTCAGAAGCAGCAACGCCCTTTAGGCAAGAAAGGATAGCACCATGCTCGTCTTGAGCGCGTGACTGAGCAAAGTTACGAGCGAAGAAAGCTAGACCGTCCTGCTGTGAGATAATGCGCTGTAGGTTAACTTGTTCAGCACCGATAGTGCGAGCATTCTTAACATAGTTAGCAATATCAGTTGAAATGCTTGAATAAGTACCATCGTTAGCTGAAGTTAGAGAAGCATTGTTGATAGTAGCGGAAAGTGGTTTGTACCAGCGTAGCTGACCAGCGAAACCTTCACCGTTAGGATCAAGCTCGGTTGAAGCTGCGACCATACCAGTTGAGTTAATACGCTTTTCTTCAGTCCAACGCTCTTCTGCATAAGCAGAAATAGCGACTGCTACGTTCTGGAAGTTAAGATGATTAATAGCCATTTTTGTTGTACCTTTTAGTTTTAATTAGACTTTAAAAAGTCATTGTTCCTAGTTTACCTGTTTCAGCTAGAGCAAGTAGTTCTTCAGTTGTCATACCGTCGAGTTTCTTAGGACGGCTAACAGTTGTTGAACTCTTGTTGCTATTTGAACCAGCACCCGAGTTCTCTTTTGATTTAAAGAGGAAATCCTTGTTAGGATCTTTAGCGAAAGCCTTGAGATAGTCATTAATACTAGCCCCAGACTTATGGACCCATGAACCGTCTTCATCTCGAACTAGCTCAGGGAGAATCGTTTTAAAAGCAGTTTCACGTGCGAAGTCGTTACGGAACTCGAGAGAACTTAGATGTTTCTCTAGCTCACGATCTCGAGTTAGCGAAGTCAACCTTTCCTGCAGGATCCGGTTATTTTCCTCAAGCTCAGCATTTCTAAGCTTTTCAGCTTCATAATGCTTTCCTTCGTCTTCTAGTTGTTTACGTTGCTTTTCTTGAGCTTCTGATTTTAAGCGAGCATTTTCACGTGCTAACTCTTCAGATTTCTTATAGGCTTTGTCAACGTTAGCCTTCATTTGCTTAAGCTCGTCAGCCACCATTTGCTTTAGTAGAGCTTGATGCTCTTCCTTCAGAGAGGCTTTCTTAGAAAGGTCTGAGGAGTTGGTGTCATCATTATTGTCTTCGTTATCATTGACATTATCGTCGTTTTGATCAGCCATAGTTATAGATTTTCCTTTTGCACAGCATTGATAGAACTAGAGGTACAACAATAGTTCGTAGTCTATGGTTTGTTAATATTGGCGAAGGTGGTAGGAGTCGAACCCACTCTGACGCGGTTTTGGAGACCGCCGCTCTACCATTGAGCTACACCGACACAGATCTATTGTTGAGCACAATAGTAAGCTATAAGTAACCTTCCGGGGTGCGCGTGACAATGGAGAGGCGTGGAGGGTCTTGTTATTTCTTTTCAGCAGGAGCCTTAACAGCTACAGGAGCAGGAGCAGCTTCTTCTACTGATTCAACGATAGATTGTAGTTTGCGCCATTGAGCTGAGTTAGGACCTTCAACAGGAATGCCTTGAGCAAACTCTGCAAACCATGATTTAAATTCTTTTAATTTCATTTTTTATACCGATATTGAATGGGTTGAAATGTAAAATCACAAGAAGAACAAACAAAGAAACCTTCTCTGTGATTCCATACTGTAATTTCTTTTATTTTACCTTCTTTACAGGAAGGACAAAGACAACCGGGATAAAGTTGATACTCTCTAGTCATCTAGTCACCTCAGAAAAAGAAAGAAAAGTGAGGAAGGAGCAGGAG